AGCGAGCGTACCATGAGACGCGCAGTTTGTCAAGTCACACGGCGGCGAAAAGTTACAAGACCCACACATAAACTCGACGAGACTTATAAATAATGGTTATGGATCTCGACGAGACTTGACACTCCTACGAGATCACGTTATAATATCATAGTATCATACATCTCCACGAGAACCATGTACGACGACTACGAGTTTCATTACGAGTATAACAACGAGTCATATACATACGATCTCGACGAGATGTATGAGCATTATATTCATACATCATATACACAAGATACATACGAGATTGATGATGAGTATGCGCGAGATTCATGTGATTATGATGCGCTTGCATATAAACATTATGCATAATATCATATACACATAACACATCGCACTACGAGAATCATGTATACACACAAGCGTACAGTATGTGTAACATTAGACATTGAATGCTACGATGATTTATACCTGGAAGATCTAGATTGGAAGATCCTACTAGATCTTGAAGGTGATGAGAATGTCCATGTTAGCATAAAAGAACCTGCAGAAGTCTTCTGAGTGCCAGTTTGTAGATTGGCACACGTATAAGATCTCATTCTCAATAACAAGACCTTATTGAGAATAGTGTGCCAGTCGGAGAGGTGGCACAAACCCCCTTGTGCTGGGGTTCGTTTCGGGATATTGTACTCAAGTCGTCAGGGATTGCCCCATGTTTGATGAACTCTGGTCTGAGATTGCTGATGCTCCTGGTGAGATCTTTGACGTGATTGAGTATAAAGAAGAGTGGGAGAAAGAAGAGAAGTTTAATGTAGAAAACTACCTGAACTCCAACTACGATTACTGATGCAAACTATGAACAATCTTGAAATGTTGACTGCTCGTGAACAACTCATGGAGGACATTGATTGTATCATTGAATCGAATTATTGTCTTTATATTGATGGTGAGGAACAGCATCACACTATTGATGTAAGTCCCGAAGATTTAATTAGTATGCTTTGTGATGCTGTCTGCAAAAACTTTCCCGCTAACTGAAATGAATCGTTCTGAACTCCAAGACAACATGATCCAGCAAATCCTGGATGATATGGACATTAAAACGATGATGGCAATTCTTTATGACAACATGAGTGAGAGTTATGATAAGTATTCTGATAAAGAATTGATCGCAGAGGTAGAAGAATACTACCCGCACTTGTTGGAGGATTAATTATACTCAGGTCAGCCGCCCATCAATCGCCGCCGAATGATAAGCACGGATGATGGGTGGGTTTCCCGTTTTGTATCATGGCGAACTACGGGGACTGCCTGGGTGTGGCATCATACTCTCATGATCAAAAGCAACGTTTCCAACCCTTACGCTCAGCAGGTCCTCGCCCAGGGTCGTGACCTGTCCAACGCTCCCGCCCCCAAGCGTGAGTACCCCCGTACTATCGGACTTCGTACCTTCCAAACCGAGGAAGAGTATAACGAAGCAGTCGCAGATTTCCTGAACGGTTACTGAAACTCTTTTTCTGATGTACACTGATCCCTGCTTTTTTGCCATGAACACCTTTAACTTCTACCTGGAATCTCTGCCCTCTTTCATTACTCAAACCGATGCCGATTGGTGTATGGTTTATGATTGGATGGAGGATATGTGTGGTCCCCTTCGTGATGAGCACTGGGAGGAAGTTGCCCAAGTGTATCAAGAGTTTAACAACGACACCCGAGTGTGACAGTCGGGGAGGTGTCCACCATTCTCCCCAAAGCACCCCGATCGGTGCCATACTACCATTGTTCAAACGACACGACACCATGCGTAAGATCGAACAGCAAATGAACAATGCCATTTCTAACAACCTGAACTGGCAATCTGGCAACACCGCTGTTACTTTCGACCCCGAAACCAACGAATCCACTGTATACCTTCACGGTAACAAAATTGCCATCGTGGGTGATGACTTCGTTCAGATCTTCGACGGTGGTTGGCAAACTAACACCACCAAGTCCCGTCTGAATGCTATTCTTTCGGAGCACGGAATCAAGGGCGAAGGTGTATTCCAAAAGAACTTCAATTGGTTCGTTCACAAGTTCGTTGGACAGGCAGGAACTTCCCCTGTTTATAACTGCTACGACTTCACCAATGGTTTCATGTTTGCATAAAGAATTCGGGGGCATTCGTGTCCCCTTTCTTTATACCCAGGTCGGCTGCCCGACCAGTTGGCAAACCGCACACCAAACCCTCCAAAGCGCCTCAGGACCTGCCATACTACGTTCATGCAAAACAAGCACATCGAACACCCCGAAGACACCATCCTGACGGGCGACCTGACCGCTCTGGACTGGTTTGAGGCAGCAGGCACTCTCAGCGTTAAGATGGACGGCGCACCCGCTATTGTATGGGGTCGCAATCCTGCCACTGGTAATTTCTTCGTTGGCACCAAAAGTGTGTTCAACAAAGTTAAAATCAAGATCAACGAATCTCATGCGGACATTGATGCGAACCACCAAGGTGAAGTTGCAAAAATTCTGCACGCTTGTTTTGATTGGATTCCTCATACAGACGCCATTTATCAGGGGGATTTTATTGGATTTGGTGGAGAGTCTGAGTACACTCCCAACACTATCACTTACAGTTTCGGAGTAACTGTTCACGAAGAAATCATCATTGCTCCGCATACCCGCTATGAGGCAAATGATGACCTTCGTGATAGTTGGGCAATCCCTCTGACTGTTAACCTGGAGGATGGATTTAACTGTAAGTTTGTTAAACCTCAGGCACGCATCTTCTCTGGTGATTATACCAAATGTGCAGGGTCGTTTGGTGACCTTACTGAGGTGATTCAATTCGCTAAGCAAATGGCACAGACTGTCACCTTTTTGGATGATAAGCAGGCAAAGAAGATTAAGCAGCAATTGAATGCCTGTATCCGTGAGAATCGTCCTGTTGTGAATAGCGAATTTGACTGCGATCCTCTGCTGCTTGGATTGTGGGCACTGGTCAAATCTATCAAGGATGACGCACTCTATCTCTGCCGTAATAATGGTCCTGCCGCTTATATCGGATACGATCAGATTGATGCCGAAGGTTATGTCTACTCCAATGAGTTCGGTACAATGAAACTGGTCAATCGTGAGCGGTTCAGCTATGCCAACTTCAACAACGCTAAGTTTAACAAAGAGGTGTGCCAGTGAGCGCACTGTCCACCCATGCCCCTTGGGCGACCCCTTTACCCCTTATACTGACTTCAGTCAAACGAACCGACATGATCGACACCACCTTCAACGGATGGGCAAACTGGGAGACCTGGAACGTGTCCCTCTGGATTCAAAACGATGAGGGTCTGTACAATGAGGCACGCCGCCTGGCACGCTTCGGTCGGACCTATCAGGACCTGGTGATGATGCTCCGTGACTGCGGCAGCAAAGAGACCCCCGACGGGTGCCGCTGGGATGATCCCGCAATCGACGGCATGGAGATCAATGAGATGATGGCGGAACTCTGATCATGGCATCTCCGATCAAAGTCCGCGACGCCCGCCGCATGATCCACAAAGCAGGCGGCACGATCAAATCAGGGGGCAACCACGACAAGGTGACCCACCCCCTGATTAGTCGGACCTTTCACCTCCCAACCCATGGAAGCAAAGGACGCCCAACCCTCTCCCCTGGCATGTCGTCAGAATTTCGTAAGTTCTACGCTCTCATGCTGACGGCAAAGGCAAGCGCCTGATCCGTGCTACAATTCCAAAGCAACCGACAGACAGACCGATGATCCTCTCCATGTCCTCCGACCTTCGTACCCGTCAGATCGTTTGGACCGGTCGCGGCAACGACGACTCCCCCATGGGGTCGCGCCTTCAACCCCAGCTGGGAATCAGTGCGTTCGCCATCGCAGGGCAGAACGCTGAAATCTGGAAGGATGAGGCAACCACCTGCCCCGTGAGTGGGTGGAAGCACGGCAGCACCCTTCAGGATCCCGACGCTCTCTACGACCTCATGCGTTCGTGAAACAGCAGTGCCCCGCCGTGCCCGCCCGGGCGGGGTCGCCGCCGTGTATATAAAACCCATGGGTCCCCTTAGTCTACAAAGTGTTACGATTGCCCTCTAAATTCTTAAAGCACATATATAAAATCAATGGACGAAAACAGAGAGATGCAAAAAAATCCGGAGGAAAATTTTACGACTGTAGAGGTTGATTCAATAACTGGTGAGTATTATATAACGTTACCCGAGTGGGTATTAAATGATTTTGGGTGGTACGAGGGCACTCAAGTAAACATGGAGATTGAGGGAGACTGCATTGTAGTGAGTGAATTGAAGGAGGATTGATACACAATATCATAGGTGTTGACCTCATATAGATAATACTGTATGATACTGAAGTAATTACACTCTATTATGGCTAAAGGATTTACCGTAAAAGCAAAGGCACCCGCGCCGACAGAATCTGCCCAAGAATGGGACTACGATAAAGCACGTGAAATGGTCCGTGGAAAATCTGTTGTTTTTTGTCTTCCTGGCAGAGGTGTCTCATATACATATCTGAAAAACTTTGTACAATTGTGTTTTGATCTAGTGCAGGCAGGGGCAAGCATTCAGATCTCGCAGGATTATTCATCGATGGTGAATTTTGCAAGATGCAAATGTCTAGGTGCGAATGTACTGCGAGGACCCGACCAAATTCCCTGGGACGGAAAGTTAAAGTATGATTATCAATTATGGATTGATAGTGATATTGTTTTTAATACTGAAAAGTTTTATCAGTTAGTTCTGATGGACAAAGACATTGCAAGTGGTTGGTATTGTACGGAAGACGGGCGAACGACCTCTGTGGCACACTGGATGGAAGAGGATGATTTCCGTAACAATGGTGGTGTTATGAATCATGAAACTATAGAGACGATTCAGAAGCGTCGTAAACCTTTCACTGTTGACTATGCAGGATTTGGATGGTTGATGATTAAGAACGGAGTGTTTGAGCATCCAGAAATGAAGTATCCATGGTTTGCACCAAAGATGCAAGTCTTTGAATCTGGACAAGTTCAGGATATGTGTGGAGAGGATGTATCATTTTGTCTCGATGCAATTGCAGCAGGTTTTGAGATTTGGTGCGATCCTCGTATTAGAGTTGGTCACGAAAAGACAAGAGTGATCTGATAATATGTCGGATGTGTATACAATTCTCCACAAGAATAAAGTCTTACACAAGAACTTGACGGAGGATGAGTATTTCAATATAATGGAGGACCTGTCGATAGAGTTTTATCAGACGGGTTCTCCAAGACCTGAAAATCTTGAAACTAAAATCACTAAG